ATAGCGAGACATTACCTCTTTAAGGTACTGCTCTGCTTTCTGTTTAGGTAGATTACCTACATCAATATAAAATATTCTACGCTCTGGTGCACGTGACATGCGGTAAATAACCAGAGAATCTTCTATCATTCTCAACTGGTTAGTTGCCTTAATAGCTTTGTGAAGATGTGACAACACATAGTTGCGTTGCATATCTAATTGTCCTGAGTGGACAAAGCATATAGCATCAGTTGCTATTTTAATACCTCTATTCTCATACCCACGTAACCCTTTAGGTGAATAAATGAAATACTCTACACTCTTAGGTACTAGTGTATTAACTTCTGGGTCAGCAGGTGATATACGATCCTTTGGTTTATCATATTCGATAACCTTTTTAATCTTTCTAGGATCAATATACCTTAACTCTGTCATTCCCTCTTGAGGATTGTCAGGGTTAATCATCTTATGATAAAAAAGTCTTCCGTCGATGTACCACCTACGAAAGATATCATATGCTTTACGATCAAAGTCTAGTAACGATAGTACGTTATCAAACTCCTCACGCATTCTTCTTTTTACAGGCTCAGAAACGTTAAGGTTTGAGAGCTCTAATTCTACAGGTTTATCATCTAGATCACCAGCAATTGCTTCTGCTGTTATATCACCTATTGCTTGATCCACTTCTGGATGCAAGGACATCTCACGATATCTACCTATAAGGTCTACATCGCTTGCTTTGTTAGCTGCGTCACCAAGGTCAACGTATTGACCAAAGTAACCGCCTGCCACAATGGGTTGGGCTGCGTCATCCGAATCTTTCGTAACAAAAGAAGGGCCGACATTAGCCTTGCCCTTCTTCTTGCGATCAATCGAATAACCAAATAGTTGTGACATTATTAGTCCTTCCTTTGCATTATAAAGTATTTATCTAAGCACCAAGTGACACAGCGTTACCAGCGTTAGCGTCATTAGCGTATGTCCAGTATTGAACTTGGAATTCAACAGTGTACTCTTCTGGAGTATCATTGCTATCCCATGCTAGATCAATTGCAGAAATGGTTGAGGGCCATATACCTACAAACTTGTAAGATCTAACTACCGCACCTTGTCTATCGTATTGTCTTACCATAGCATCTGATTGATACTCAGCAATAACACGAGGTGACTGAAGGTTTTGATGAAGTGCCTGAATCTTAGTAGACCACTCTTCAAACTTGGAGCGTAGTGCGAATCCTTTGTCGTTAAGAACTGTAATAGTCCATGGTTCAAAGGTTCTGTCTCCAGCAATCTTAAGTGTCCTACCTCTGTAGGGTACTTCGATTACTCCAACTGTAGAAGCTGGTATGTTTGCTGCTTTCACTAGGAAAGTAGCTAGTGATCCTGAGCTAGCTCCAGATCCAGCACGAGATTGTCCTGCTGTTTCTTCGCCACGTTGCTCTTGTGATCCAGGGGTAGCACCTGATTGAGGTGTACCGTTATCTACGATCTGAGGGAATCCGACTTCAACCTGAAACAGGTTAGGGCGGGCCAAATCACCGATTCTATTTCTAAAATCTAGAATCGGTGCGTTTATTTGCTTTCCTTCAGACTGACCAGGATATGTCTGGCTGTCAAATGCTGACATTTTTTATTCTCCTATTTGAGGTTGAGCACGATGCCGTGCCACAGGTTTACTCATTAAGTAACTAGCTCACTGAAGCTTGCTCCAGTTCTAGTAGCAGTGAAGGTCAATGTGATGAAGTTGATAGATCTTGTGGGTTTCACAAATATCTCTGCATAGAATTCACCACGGTCAATCGACTCAGCAGGGTTGTTTGTTCCGTCGCAGACTACGAGGAAGTCAACAATACCACGTCGTGATTGGACACTGCGTAAGTAAGGCTCAACAATGTTCTTAAATTGCTGGCGAGTAAACTCGTCATTCAACTCGAATAGTTGGGTCTTTGCTGCTTCAGAAATTGCTTCTTCCATCACTAGGAATAAACGTCTTACGTTAATTCTGTCGAAGGCAGAAACATAACTCAATGCAGTCTTATCACCGAAGAGGACAATGCCCTGTCCAGGGAAAGCTACGATTGGGTTAATGCGTGAAGCATAAAGGGTATCTCTGTGATCCTTTAAAGGTGAGTAAGCAAGTTTAATTGCATTTCTCAACTGTCCTCTATTGAAGCCAGCAGGAGAATACCAAGGCTCTTGCTGAAGTGTTGTGCTAAGTGTTAGACCAGCAACGTCAGCATTACATGGTAGATAACGATACTTGTCGTTATACTTATCATATATGTATTTGTAGTTATTGTCAAATACCGCATAAGAAGTACTACTTAACTGATCGAAGTAGTTAACTGTGCGTTGGACAATTGTAGAAGTCTTTGCTTGACCAATTACATCACCACGATAAGGTGAAACATATGCAATACAATCTTTACGTGCAGCAGCAATAGAAATTACGTGCTGTGCCTTAGCAATTGTATCATCAATACCACTCATGGATGGACCCATTAGTAGGTAATCAATGTCTACAGTCTCAGCATCTGCAAAGAGATCGTATGCACCAAGAATATCAGGACGTGCAATGGTATAACCATCAACACCACCTTGTAGTGAGTAACGTAGTGTCGCTCTATTCTTAGTACCAAGTAGAGGTACTGCTAGAGGGTTAACACCTGTTGGATCATCTAGGTTATTAAGAGGATTTGCTGCCTTAATAAGGTCAAACTCTCTGTTAATACCAGATACACCAATTACACCACTTGCAGCAGTATTCTTGTCATAGACGTTAGCAGTCTCATGAGATCCCCAGTATAGGTACTCAGAGTATGTCTTAATTACATCCTTGTAATAGATGTTATCACCTTGAGGTGACTTAGCATCAATTGCTTTAGAAACATTAAGGTGCTTCTCTAGGACTGCGCCTGGAGTTCCAGTAACCTTACCGTCTCCATCAATAACCAAGACGTGCATGAGGTCATTATGACCACCACGATCTGCAACCCATGCGGAAGTTGTAGGTCTTGCAGCAACGTTAATCCACTTTGTATTCTCTCCGTATAGTCTTCCCTCGTAGTCAGACTCTACGTTAGCAATAGAGATGGTTGCAGCATTCTTATCAACAACTGTCTGGTTTGCTTGGAAGTTAGGTGATCCCTGATTAAGAGCAACACGTAACTCACGATTGATTGATTCAACAGCACCAGCATCTCCAGTAGCAGAGCCAGGAGTGTTAGAGTTGTTTGCTAACTCAGTAATAGTGTCGCCAATCTCAATGATATCAGATGCAGTATCATCGATAGTTATTTCTAACTTACGATTTACTTCATCATAGGCAACAACACGACCTGTAACACCACCACTAACAGCAGTGATATAGTTGTCTTTCTCAAACTTACCTATTAGGTTTGAATCATCCTTAAGTGTAACGATAACAGTGTAGTCATATACACGACCATAGATGTTAGCGTTGGAGAAGGAAACCTCAGCGTTATTAGTGAATTCCCACTCGTTAGCAGTTGGTTGAGCAAGATACAATACTTGATCAGGACCAGCGTCTGTTAATATAACACGAAGTGAATTACCGTAAGTACCTGAGGTCTTAGCAGCCCACTTCCAGTTGTTAGAAGCAGTCTCAACGTTTGCTTCATATGTATCAAGATTCTTGATTAGAGGAGCAGTAACACCAGTTGCAGTTTGCTCGTTAATCTCAGTCTTGTTTGTTGTAACTGTCTGTAAAGAAACAGTAGACCCATCAGCGTGTGATGCAGCAGTTGTTCCTAGTTGAGCACGGACAACGGTTAAATCATTACCTGCAATAGAAGATACCTGAAGAATCTCATCGTCAATTCTAATGTAAGAGTTAGTACCTGCTCCAAGTGCAGCAGCAGAAGTAACTGTTAGGGTAACATCGGAATCACTATAGGTACCACCTTCAGCGATGGTAGATGATGTGCCAGCTGGCTCAATCAATGTGATTGAAGATGCAGCAGCGTGAGATACAGCAGAAGTTGCTAACTGTCCACGTGAAACAGTAACGTCGTTACCAGAAACACTAGAGATAGTTACTAATTCAGCATCTATTAGGAGGACATCATTAACATCAAAGTCAGTAGATGAAGCAACCGTTAAAATTGTATCAGAAGCACTGAATGTAGAAACAGTGTACTGTGCAGTATCAATAGCGTTCTTCAGCGAATCGTTCATCGCACGTACTACTTTAACGGTTCCTCCGTAAAGTAAGAATTGTGCTGCCGAGAACCAATACTCGTAGTTATAGTTGGTAGGTTTGCCGAAGATTGAAAGAAGTTCTTTTTCACTAGTTACACTAGTTACCTGCTCTACAGGCCCTTTTTCAAAGGATCCAACGATAGCAGCAATATTATCTACTGTTGCATTTACGACGTTGGTCAGATCTCTTTCTAATACGACAACTCCTGGTGAAAGTTGTGTGGATGCCATCTGTGTTTATCTCCTAGGTGAATTCCATTATGGATGCTGAAATTATTTATGAAAAGGTGTATTTTCACTGGGGAATCAAGCCGTGATTACCAGTCTGGATAGTCTGCTAGGTATGGAGGTAAAGGTCTCTTCCTATTTCTCTTTCTATTGACTCTCCATATGGTGCAAGACTTACACTCATAAGCATATGCTGATGGATTATTACCTCTATCCTTCCTTGTCAAATAAAAATCTTCTAGTAAACTCTTTGTCTTACCACAGAACCTACACTTCCTCTCTTCAAATAGAAGGTGCTCAAGTTCTAGGTCTGACTCTATACTCACGACAGATATTCCCACATATGTGAGTTATCTCCATACTCATCTAGGTTCCACTGAGTACCTTCATCATCTACTATAGTTTGTTCATAGTCTACATGGTTATCAATGAATCCAAATGGAGCCATGTCCGCTTCTATTCCTTCTTTCTGCTCCTTATACATCTTCATCCGCACATCATCGTCATGTAACTCACGGAAGTAGTCCGTAGTTGCTATCCATGCAAAGATAACCAGACACATAGCAAGGTCATCGTTACATCCTTCCTCTGCCTCCCATGCTGGACCTCTCTGAATGAAGGTTGTTAACTCTGCCATGATGTCATAGTCTCTGAAAATCAATTTATCATCTTCAATTAACTGTTTCAGGTTGGAGCAACCAGTTTTCTTAACCGTTGTGCTCATTTTGACTCCAAGTTGTACCTTAGTGCCACTAAATCCTTGTCCTACTACCTGACCTGCTCTACCTCTCATGGCACACATGAGTAAATTCTCGTATTCTAGGTCAAATTGTATGATATCTGCTACCTGTCCA